TATTCTCTACTATCTTAGGTGGAGTAATGTCTATCTGGGGGCAAAGCACAAAGAATAAAAATGAGCAGAGTAAGATGATGCTTGCTAACGCTCAGTTCAACGCAGATCAAGTTAATGCCGCTAGAGATGCAGGTAAGACAGATAAGCACTTTGCATGGACAAGAAGGATCATAGCGTTAGCTGCTGTAGGGTCTATTATAGTACTTCCCAAGCTCGTAGCAGTGTGGTATCCTGAAGTTAATGTAATTGTAGGTTACACAGAAGTACAAGGTGGTTTTATGAACTTCCTGTTCGGCCCTGATGAAGCTATTTCTTGGAAAGCTGCAAGAGGTTTCGTTATAACACCATTAGATACACATATCGTTTCTGCCATTGTAGGTTTGTACTTTGGCGCAGGTTTCACTAAGTAGGATAAAATTATGTTTGAAGCACCCGTTCCCGGACAATCGTTAACCACAGAGCCTAGAAATACGCCGTGGGAAAACCCCTCTGAAATGTCTAAAGTAGAAGATGTTATAAAATTCTACATTGAAAAGTTTAGCAACCCAGAAGTGATGGATGACATTCTTGCTATGTTGCAGGCTGGGGCTTCTGTAAAGTCAGTTGTTGAAGGTACATATACACAAGGTGTTATGAAAGGGATGCACACATTAGATACAGGAATGCTTGCTGCTCCAACCCTTAGTCTATTCTTACAGGCAGTATCAAAAGAAGTAGGACTAGATATTGTCGTTGATTCCAAAGACCCTAAAATTAGGGCAGAGAGAAAAGAAAAAGAAAGATTTATGGCTTTGGTAACTAAGTACATGAATGAAAATCCAGAACAGGATGAAGGTACAGAACTACTTGAGAGTATGTCTGCATCAATGAGTGAAGAAATGCCTGCTAGTGAAGAGATGCCAGATGAAACTGACGCTCCAATGGAGGAAGAAACTGCTGAAGAAACCCCCACTATGGGCTTAATGGCTAGAGGAACTTAATATGAGTAGTTTTTTAGAAGATTTAGCGGGATCATTCCTTGGCAGGCTAAATAAAGAAATAGATATGCGTGATGATAAAGCGGATGAAAGAATTGAAAAGCAAGAAACTTTAGCTCGACAAAACCTAGCTGATGTAAAGATTAGAAACCAAAGAGCTACTCAAGGTGCTACTCTTGCTCGTCAAGCTAAAAGTCTTGGAGCTAACGATGCACAAATAGCTGCAGCGTTTAGTAATGGAATGTCTGGTATACAAGACTTTGTTGAACATCTTTCAGCAGCAGCTTCTTCTATGGGTGCTGAGAGATTAGATCCGAATGATGTAGATGCCTTAATAGATATTTCAGATATACCTGATATGGAATTTCCTTCTTATGAAGATATGGCAAATCAAGTATATGGTTATAATAAAACAGAACCTGTACAACAGGCTGAAATTCCAGGTTGGGCAAAAATACTAGGGCTTTCTTCAGATCAAGAAGCTAAACAAAAGCTTGCATCTACTCCGTTTGCATCTGGTTTAACTGTTCAGCAGATTAATGATATGTCTGCTGCTCCTGAGTTTGAGAAAATCGCAGGTATGGAAGCAACCAGTATGCGATATAAAAACCTTCCTATGATGGATGTAGAAAAAGGTGCTAAATGGAGCATAGAACTTAATAATAGTGTTTTAGATATAAGACAGGAAGACGGTTACAAGAGAGTTTTATCAGTAGGCCAAATGGAGCTTCAAGAACTTATAAATAATAATGCAAGTCCAGCACTACTAGATGCTAAGAGGGCAGAACTTAATAAAAGGTCAGGTAAATATATAAGAGATAGAATTGGTGTGACAGTAAGCTCTACTGCTGATGTATACAAAAATTCATTCTGGCGAAATAGGTCTGTATTATCTCTATTTGATAACTTAATAGACTTAGGTGCGTATACTAAGGATGAACTAGGTGAGATGACCTCTGGTTTAGGTTTTGATGAAGAGCCAGAAACTAATGAAAGTAATTTCCCTGGATTTCCCGGTAGTAGTGAGCCAGAAGTAGACGATACTGAATTACCAGAAGAGCTACCTGAAACCTCTACTATAAAAGTAGGTGGTGAAGATGTTCCAGCCGCAACTCCTTTAAATCCAACACAGCAAGAATTAGTAGACAACTTTATGGAAGGTAGAATTGGCCCTCTTGAGGATAATATTTCTACTACAGTAACAAAAGATCAATGGAGAAAAATGTCCAGAAGAGAGAGGCGTAACAACAATCTTCCTGCATCTAAGTTAGGTGCATCTACTTACTACTTTAGGGATGATATAAATGAAATTTTATCTGATAGTGATTCTAAAGGTCTTATAGCCCAAGTTGGTATGAAAAACAATCCTACACAAGAATTTTATAAGATTAAATTTCCAGGAGAGTTGAAATCTAGAACTATTACAAAGGAGCAATTGTCTATGATACCAGATTCTGCTTTGTTAAATAGAACAGTTAAGCTGACTCCTCTAGAGCAAGGAGAGCAACCTAGTAGAAGGGTAAATCAAGCTTTCTTAGAAAAGGTTTTTGGTAAAATTACAACAGAACCAGAGGAAGAATAGTATGGGTTTATTTGATGATGACCTAGCCCGTTACGGTGGTGGTGCAGGCGGCTCTGGTAGTATTGAATCAGCAGAACCTTTTAACATAGATAAAAATGTAACTCTAAAAAAGGATGACCTTTTAAAAGGGCAACACTTTAGTCCTATCAAACAATACATGATAGAACGAAAAGGTGTAGATTATGCTGACAAACCTAATGAACAAGTAGTAGATGACTTTGTAGAACATATGCGTTTCTTTAATACCAATGTAGTTTCTACTGCAGGAGAAGCTCGTTTTGTTGCCAAAGCTACACCTAAACAAAAAGCAATAGCAAATAAAGCCTATCAAACATATGATCAGTTAGGCAATGTATTTGTCAATGATGGTTTCTTTGGGGCTGTAAAAGGTGTAGGACAATATATAGAAGCTGCAGCTAAAGATCCTACTAACTATATAGGTATTGCTACAGGTGGTTTAGCTAAACTAGGTGCTGCAGGAACTCAGCTAGGTGGTAAAGAAGTTGTTAAGGCTGCTGTTAGGGCTGCAGGTAGAAACTCTATAAAGGATGGACTTACTAAAACTGCGGCTAAGAATAAAGCAAATGAAGCTGCAGTAGAAGCTGCATCTAGATTTGTGGCTGCAGGGGCTACTACAAAATCTGCAGGAAAGGTTTTCCAGAAAGTAGCTAAAGATGGTAATTACCTTTATAGGAAGGCTGCATTTGAAACTGCAAGAAAGGATGCTCAAGAAGAACTTTTTAAGTCTGCAACTAAGAAAGGTTTAGTTGCTGCTACAATATCTGACGCTTCCTTTGCTGTATTTCAGGATGTAGAATACCAAAACATTATGCTAGATGTAGGCGCACAAGAAAAGTACTCAGCTATGCAAACTGGTTTTGCAACTGTCTTTGGTGCAGTAGGAGGTGGCGCAGCTTTAGCCGCCACTAAGTTTAAAGGAAAATCTGGTCTAACTACAATTACACCTAGTGATAAAGTAACAAAAGAGTTATTAGAAAAGTATAAAGTTCCTATGTCTAAGGCAGATGGAACTAAAGTATCTAAGCAGTTAGCTTCTGATATAGATGATTGGGCTATTAAAGTTCAAAGAGGAAAAAAGCTAAATGAAAATGCAATGCCTGTAGACTTAGTTAAGAATATTGTATTTGGAGCAGATGGAGAAGGTGGTTTAGCTAAAGTCTATAAAGATATAGGTATGCCAATGACTGATGAAAAGCATATCTCAGATTATTTAACAAATGTAGCTATGCTTATGCCTGAACAAGAGTTGGCTAGGATTAACGCAGTTATAGAACCTTTAGCTGGTTTTACATTAGGAGAAATTGCAGACAATCAAGCTATAGCATCTCAACTAGCTAGAACAGCGTCAGATGCTGGTAAAGTAATGAATGTATATGGTCAATTTAAAAAGATGGTTAATTCAGGTCTTATGTCAACTGATGCAAAGGTAAACCAATTAGTTGATGAAAGTGATAAAATAATAGCTGGTGAGGTAGATAAGCTTGCTTCTAACAAGCTTGCTTATACTCAGTCTATTTGGAAAAGACTTTTAGTATCTTCTCCTCAAACAACTGCACTAAACGTATTTGGTTTTGGATCGTTTGCTATAGGGCAAACAATGGCTGATATATTTAACGGCGGTAGGTATATGGCTCTAGGGTTAGCTCAAGGTGGGAGGTCTACTGCAAAGGGAGCAGAAACTTTACGAAAGGGCCAGGTTTTAATTCAACTTCAACATCAAAAGATGAAAAACTTTTTAGACCCTTACACAACGTATGATGCATATATGGGTTTCTTAGATAGTAACCCTGAAGTTTCTAAAAAGTTGATGCAAACTATTACTGGTGGTATTGAATCGGGATCAGAAAAATACAACATAGATCCTAACAGTGGTACATACAAGCTTGTAGAAGCTGTAACTACTGCTGCTAACCAGCTTACAGGTGTTCGCATTCAAGATAGTTTCACAAAGTCTCAGATGTATATGTCTGAGTTAGATAAGGCTATTAGACTTAATAATGGAGGAAGACTTGCAGAGATTTACCCAGAAGGAACTACACTAAAGCAGGTTCTACAAGATGGTAATATGGAACTTATAGATGAAACTATGAGTAATACTGCTTTAGGTACAACCTTAGAATCTGTGTTTTCAAAAAACTACACCGTAGCCGCTAAAGATAGTGGTATGACAGGAGAATTATTATCAAAAGCTGCTGATGTTGTAGAAACTGTTTCTAACGCACCTTTAATAGGAACTATTGTACCTTTTGGAAGATTTTTTAATAACGTAGTTGCATCCTCTTACAAGTGGAGTCCTCTAGCTTACGGCGGTGTAGGTCTAAGGATGATGAGCAAAATAGCTAAAAGATCTAAAAAAGAAGGTATAGATATAGCAGAAGGAGATGCCTTTGCTCGTGCTACTGTAGGAACAGCTTTCTTATACACAATTGCAGAAGCTGACAAAGAGCGCAGAGAAAAAGGATTAGCTTATTATGAAATGGAAGGTGATGCTGGTACAGTTATAGACGTAAGAAATACTTTTCCTTTGTCTATGTATCTAGCGGTAGGAAGACAAGTAAGACTTAGATTAGATGGTGAACCTGTACCTCCAGAACTAGGGTTAGATGTACTAGCACAACTTGCTGTAGGCCAGCTTGCTAAAGATGCTCAGTTTGCAAATGACCTACTAAATATTATGGATGTAATATCCAATGCAGGTGTAGAAGGTGCAAGAGGGCCAGACTACAAAGCTTTTGGAAAGGTGACAGGTAATATTATTGCAGGTTTTACTAGACCTTTAGATGCAATAAATAGAACTGTTGGTTTTGTACTAGATAATGATGTAGCTAAAGATGTACGGCAAGCTGAGAGTGGCGGTGCAGTATTTACGCAATCTTCTGCTAAATATTTAGATAATATAGTAGAGGCTTTTATTGGTAAGACAGAAACGTTAACAGGTAAAGAGTTGAGAGTGGCTACTAGAGAAGGTGGAGTCTACGATGCAAATCCTTTTGCAAGGTTGTTTGGTGTTAATGTTAAACAAGGACGTACTGCTACGGAAAAAGCTTACTCAATGGCAGAGATGCATGCATGGAAAGCTAGTGAAAGAACTAAGATGCCTATCTATGACAGGATGCTAAATGAAGTAATAGCTCCTACTCTAGAGAGAAACACACAGACACTTATAAGCTCTTCAAAGTTTAAGAAGGCAGGTCTTACTGAGCGTAGATCTATGCTAAAAAGTATGCTTAGAGAAGTGAAGAAGTCTGCACGTTCAGATGTAGAGGCTGGAACAGAGGGAGCTAGTGGTCAAAGGTTACGTCTTGCTAACTTAGCTAGTAAAAAAGGTAATAAAGAGTTGCGGCGTGAAGCTATGGGCTTTATGAAAAGAGTATATAAAATAGACTCACCCATAGAAGACTTTAGCTTTACAGAGCTTGATATATTTATAGACTTTGTAGATCTACTAGAAGATAACTACCAGCTATAAAGAAAAAGAGGGGCTATTTGCCCCCCTTCCTTTCTGCTACTACTTCTTGGTATAGAACGTACAGCTTTTTAAAAGCCAATACAGCTTCCTCTTTGTTCTGACAAAAAGGTTTGAGGATATTAACAGCCTCATCTGGAACTTCTAGGTAGTCTAAGTGAGCTACATTTATAGCCATAATACTTTCTCCTTTTTTGTATTATAAATATCATATAGGGGAGCAGTATTAATACGTCAAGGGTTTACAAGAAAAAAAGTATATTTTATTTAGATGGGGGTGCTTTTGCGCCTCTTTCTTTTTTCTAACTTCCAGAGAATATAGAATAAAACTATAAGCGCAGGTTGCAAAAGTATAAATATAATAATGTTAGCTAGATAATAACCATGTCCAAACTCTCCTGGATTTCCTCCTATTACTTGCAATATATAAACGCAGATATTAAAAATGTTAGATATAAGTATCTCAAATTCGGTCATTGGTATTCCTTTTCATTTATTTATGTCCAAACCTAGCAACAGCGTGTTTAGTCCATAGTAGTGCAGACTGTAAATGTGTTAAGCTCTGATCTCTTTCGTGCGAAGTCCAGCACTTACTGTTAATAAAACGTTCTATATCTTTGAACTTAGCTTCAGCTTCTTTGTTAAATTTCTCTACTTTAATTTGCATATGAATCTTGGCCTCGTTTTCAATCTTCATTATAGACCTTCTTTCATAAACACTTTTACCCACTCAGCACAGATGCCACTACGAACAATGTCATCCACACCAAATTCAACAACAGGTATATCTAGACAGTACTTCTTAGCTAAGTGTATTATTTTAGATAAACCAGATTGGCCTCTAAGATCAGACTGTTGAATGTCACCATTAAGAACAATTGTACTGCCTTCTCCTACACGAGTCAACAACATCTTTATTTCAGGTATCTCTATATTCTGAGCTTCATCTACAATAATAAAAGCATTATCAAAGCTACGCCCACGCATTAATGCTAGTGTAGCTACCTCTATGTTAGAAGACTTTAATGCAGTCTCTACTGCACCTTTACCTAAATGTTTTACTAGTACGTCCAGTACAGGCAACGCCCACGGCTGAGATTTCTCTTCTAAAGTTCCTGGAAGGTATCCTAAATCCTTACCTACAGCAACGTGTGGCCTAGTAATAACTATCTTATCAATAGTCTTAGTAGTGTAGAGATCTGCAGCTAGAGTTGCAGTCACATATGTTTTACCTGTACCTGCAGGGCCAAGTATAAGCACCTGCTTGCTGCTGTTTATAGCTTCAATTAAGTCTCTCTGTTTATCGGTACGGGGTAGTATACCTGATGTTTCTTTATAAGCTGCGCCCTTGTAGGTTGTCTTTCTGCGTGTTCTTGTTTGCTTCTTGGGAAAGTCTTCTACGTTCATTATGTGCCTTTAAATATTCTACTGCTCTTTCTAAGTGTGGCAGTGTATCACCTAATACTCCTATACCTGAGTTACAGGTATTACATAACCATCCTCTAAATACATGTTCCACATGGCAGTGATCAAAGTAAAACTCTTCTGGTTTCATAAGCTTATGGCAACAATCACATTTGTCAGGCATAGGTACTTTGTTTATTGCTTTTAAATCGGTAGTTATCTTATTTATTACATAGGAACAATCTTTACACTCTTTATTTCTATAATCTGATCTATCTGCCCTAACTCTAAATTTACTTTCGTGTAATGTTTGTTTACACTCTTTACACTCATAGTAAGGACTGTTGTGTTCGTTAAGATAATTGTTACTTACAAAAAGTTCTAACTGCATAATACCTCCTTATGTGGCAGTTTATACACTTACCAAGGTGTAGTTATTATATTACACTTGCTACAGTAGTAACTACTTTTGTTGCTATATCAACAGTAGCAGTAACTAATGTTAATCCTAGCGTTGTTTGTACAATTGCACTAAATAAAGTTGTTAGCATTTTTATCTCCTTCCTATGTTAAGTCTACAATTTCGCACGAATCGCCAGAACATGCAAGCGTCTGACTCCCTGCAGTATTATCTTCTTTCTCGTAGTCAGCAAAACTATCCCAATCAATCTTTTCAGGCATGAGATCTAATAGCATTTCATAGTCTCTCTTACCACAGTCTTGATAAGGTGCTTGCTGATAGGTGTGTTCATTGAATGGCAAGAAAGATACACCACTCATTTCATCAAAGTGTTCATACACAAATGCTCCTACAGATAACCATTCATCAGAGCGAACATTTACAGTTATACTAGGCTTATGTTCACACCAATGTCTCTGATATGTTAGCCACATCTTTAGCTGATCTAGTGCAGAAACATCTTTAGTACAAACTGCTCCTGCAGGTGCCTTCTGAGGAAAGCTAAACACTACGGTAGTGTCAGGTTTCATTACACATGGCGCACTAGGTATTTTCTGATCCTTCATAAACTGTGTTAATGGATCTTTAGTATCACCCCTAACAGTACGAATGTAGTAGGGGGAATGACGAGGGTGGATGCCACTGCTAGATGACACAAGTTGTGATACCGTTCCAGAAGGCTTAACCGTAGTGATAGCAGTAGATACAGGGATGCCAAGGCGCTCAGACCACTGAGCATTAGTGAGGATAGCAATAGAACGTAGATGCTCAAGAGTTTTCTCCAATCCAGAGTTTTTGTTTGTTAGTAAAGTGTTGTCCATTATCCCCGTGAGAGACACACCCAACAGTCGTTCTTCTTCTGTATTTCGCACCCACATCTTTCGCAGGTAGGGGAACTTAGTGTAGGTAGATTGGATCGTACCCAAAATTGTAGCAAAACGAACTTTTCTCTCAAGATCTGCGATACCATCTGTTGCACGTACTACTACCTCCGTTAAATTACAAACTTGTCCATTCCGTAAAATTATCTCAGAACAAGGATTGCAGCCGAAATCATAACTAGCATCCCTCCTACCATTCTTAGCTGCTTGAGCTTGAGAAGCTGCTCTATTGAATATACCACGTTCTCCTGAACCTGACTCAACTAGAGACATCCACTCTCGCATAAATGCGGTGCTGTCTGGCTTCTCTGTATAACACACGCTGTTGTTAGCTAAAGCTCTCTGTGGTTCGTTCTCCCACCAAGCTCCTGATTTAGCATGTCGCATCTTATCGTCTTCTAAATTAGACAAAGAAATCATTGCTGATCTACGTACACCACCAACCACAACTACTTCACCAATCTTACACATTATGTCATGGCACTCTATGGATGTTAGTTGCCGCCCTTGTGCATTCTTAAAAGAAGCAATGGTAAAGTTAAATAGATCTACTAGTGGCGCTGGGCCAGATGCTCTACCACCAAATGTCTTTAGCCTAGCACCTGAAGGTCTAACTCTACTTATATCCCATGTAGGAATTTCACCACTGTAGAGAAGTGCTATAAGTTGACGTAAAGACTTTGACCAACCTTCCTTACTATCTTTAACTACAATGTTAGTTTCACTTTCAAACAGGACAGGTACTTCAGGAAGCTTCTCTGTGTACTGTTTCTCAACGGAGAACCCAACGCCTGTGCCACACATAAGAATATGCATTGCTTCATCAAAAGCTACAATATTGTCTACAGCTAGATAGGAGCAGTTATACATAGAAATGTTGTCACGCTCTGCTGCTTTTCCTGCAACCATCAATGACCTCATACTAGGCATTACTTCTAGTCCTAAGATGGCTTGCTCAATGTCATTAATATAAGTGTCGTTTCCTGCAAGAGGGCGCACAACGTTATCCATGTAACGTGCTACTGTTTCAGCCCAAGTCTCTCTGCGGCCTTCTTTATCTAGCCAACGTGCATAGCGTGACTTGTGTATAAATGTCTGGTAGTCTGTAGGTAAATAGTTATCTGTCTTTGTTATTTTTTTCTTAGTAGTCATCGGTTATCTCCTGATCCCTGTAACACGCCACGTAATTGTCTATCGTCTAATTTCTTCATATTCATTTCTGCTACTGTTTGTAAAGAACCTCCATAAAAGTTTGCAAGAGCAGCAACATAAAATAGAACATCTCCTAGTTCTTTTAAGCTGCCCTCCTTATCAAACAAAGAGTAATCCCTAATTGACTTCTTTAGTTTTTCTGCGAGTTCTCCTGCCTCTCCTACAAGGCCAAGAGTGTTTTCTATTTGACGGGCTTGTCCTTTTGTAAGGATCTTACCTTCTACCCACTGTGAATATGCAGCCAACTCATTCTTAGGTGTGCCATCTTCATTGAACACATCATAGTAAGCTTTGTCTGATAATTCTTGTCCATTCATATATTTTTCTCCTTCACTATTAAGTTAGTCATTGACACATCATCTATATCATACACTGTGTCAACTAGCATGTCATGTATATCTTCTGAGTGTGATTGTTCATGTGTTCCTAGTATGTTATTTTCTTCATCTACTTCTAAGTTGCAGGATATGCTAAAGCTTTTTTTATTCATTTGTGCTTTTCCTTCAATGCTGCATTCATTTTATTTAAGTACCACTCTGCCTTCTGCATATCTTCTAAAGGTTTAGTTTTAAATCTGTACCTGTGTTGGTACTTAATCATGTTACCATGACAGTACGAAATGAAGCCATCAAGACCTAGTACCTGCTTAATATAATCTATGCACTCTATCCCACCCATATTGTAGTGTGCAGGTTTATTAACAGGATCAAACTCTGCTACTAAATGATCTAAGTCTTTAGTCATCTTTTGAGTTATGTCTAGAGCAGTTACAGTACTCTTCTTTTTCCTAGTAAATAGTTTTGTCTTCATTATGCATTGCCTCTTGTCTTACTGAAAGGGTTAAGTCTAATTAAGTTAGATCCTTCTTCTGTAGTGTATGCTTCTTTCATTTCCTCTGTCATAATCTTATCCATCAATTCATCTCTATAATCTTCTACCTCTTCCATTATATCAGGGTTCTCAGAACCATATTCTAGAAAGACAGACATAAGAGTTATGATGTTTAGAAGTTCCATCTTTACTTCTGTATCTATTTCACCCTTACCAGACATTATTATATTAGTAGAAATTTCTCCTGACCAATCCTCTTCACCTTCTACAAAGATAGGTCTTAATATTAAACCTACTTCATTGTCTTGTAACGTATAACTCATTGGTCTTTCCTTTTCGTTTTGAGAATTACTCTTTCTTGTTTTAAACGTAGACCTTTTTCTTTAAGCCAGGATTCAGGTACAACCCTATGCGCCCACATGAAGCCATTCTTATCACACCATTCCCAATAACGAGACTTAGCACCTTTATACAACTTAGCGTTAGAGTTTGAGAATACAAACCTTATTTTAAGTTCAGGGTGCTGTTGCTTAATTGCAACATGTTTTCTTCTATCTTCTGAATCAAACAATCCTTTTGTCTCAATTATTATACCGTTGTCTAACTCAAAGTCAGGAGTATAGGTGCGATACCTAAGATCCTCCCACTCAACTTTAAGAAGCTCATACTTAACAACTTTTTGGCAGCTCGACAGGAACGTAGCAGTATCTTTTTCAAGACCACTACGATACCTGCGAGATAGATGGCCTCTTTTGTAGCCTTTATTTTTTATCATTCTTAGTCTTTTTAGCTTTAAGATCTTCCTCATATGTATCAGGCTCTGGTACAGGTTCAGGTGTAGCCAATTTAGCTATATCACTAGCTAAATATTGTACTCTGCCTGTAAGCATTTTTTGTAAATACTCATACCTGTTGGATTCCATTTGAGCTTGTTGCAATTCTTGCCAAGCCTTGTTCTGATCTTCATTAAAGTTGTCAGTGTAGTAAACGGTTTCATCTATAGTTAGTTTAGGCATTTAGCTGTTCTCCTGCTATATGAGTGTAATATTGAAGTGGTGGCTCTTTAGCTTTACTAGGTATACTAGGTCTAGCTTGTAAGCCCTTGTGACATTTAAATTTGAAACTGCAAAAAGTACAGTCTCTAGGTAAAACATAGTTACCTGTCTCTTTTTTGTAGAACGTTTCTTTAACTGGTTCAAAGCAACGCTCAAAAGGTTCATCGTTATCTATGTAGTCTACTGTTTCTTGAATGTCCTCCATCACTGATTGCTTGTCTACAGAAGAAGCGTCTACGTACTTGATCTTACCGTTTGCCTTGTTCACTACCCACCAGCCGCCAACATCTACTCCTGCTGCCTCTGCGTAGCCTACAAGTTGTGATACATAACCAAAGCCATCTCCTTTAGCTAATGTCTCAAAGGAATCAAACTTATTGTCGTATGACCAAGGTGAGGCAGACTTAACATCGTCTAACTTTCCATCCATGATCATGTCGTACTCGCCGTTGATCTCTCTACCATTCTTCAGCTTGAGAGTAACGTTCTCATTATCTTGGAACTCTACATTAGAAGCCCTAAGAATACCTTTGAATACGGCCTCAACTATATCTCCTAGCATCATGTTCATCATAAACTGCGGAGGAAAAGGCTCTTTGCCTTCTGAGTCATTCTTATCAAACCATAGCTGACATTTAGGTCTGCCTATATTAGACATACGTAAACGAAAATCATCACGAGGCCCACTATCAAACTGCTTCATTAATGCAGCCTTAACATCTGAGGCAACTTTATCTGCCACCTCAGATGAAAATGAAGTTTTACCTGCAACTGCGTCTTGAAAGAATTTATATACTTTAAGTTCTGCAGGATGATTCATTACCCAGCCTCTACATCTACAATAGAGCCAACTAAATCAGCATCTTCTTTTGAAAGACCTTTATCAGAAAGCTCATTGTACTTGTCTAGAATTTTACCGTTTGTATATTCAACGACTTCTAGAAAGTTTGATAGAGTAGTGTTGTCTGAATCAAGAAGCTCTACCTTTGAACCTAGCTCTGTGTCTAGGAAACCATAGTCACTACCATTAGGTAACGTATCAGTAAGACCTTTGAGTGTTAACTCAGACATGATAGGAAGAGTTCCTTGTCGAGACAAAGACTTTAAGCTCTTATCTAAATTTTTAATAGATGTATTATTCTTTACATCATAGATAAAAGGAACGTCTGTGTAGGTTTCCTTGCTAGGTTCACCATTAGAATCTAATGCAGTTCCTATAGTTATTGATCCCATTATAACCCTAGTACGTTTTACAGAGCGAACAATTTCTTTCATTGACTCAGGAAGACCTTCCCAATCTGCAATGTAACCTGCAGGTCTACCAAGGTTAAAGCCTCCTAAACTATCTTGGAGATCGCCCCTTACGTTTTGAGACAGTACAGACTTTTCCATAGTGTTGTGTTCACTGTTCCACCTTGTCCACTGCTCACGCTGTAGAAACACACGTATAGAAACTGATTCTGAATAAACAGATACATCCTCTGATACCTTTAAACAGAAATGCCCTACTGGAATTACATCCATACGCATCTTCTTGCCGCCCATTTCAACTTCAGCTTTTAAAGCTGTCTGGACTTGTGATAACCTAGCTAGTGTAGGCCCATTAGAATTACTAGGCGCTGCAGTAGCTACACCCATAAGGTGTTCTAGTGTTTGACCACGTTCTGTGGCGATACTCAACTCGTTGCTCATTTGTTTTACCTTTCAATGAGAGTTTCAGAACTTATAGTTATAGCCTATGTATCAACTACGTCAAGCCAATTCGGGCCTATTTTTGCTTCTAATAGCAAAGGAACGTTCATAGTTACATTATAAGTCTTTTTTATCAGATCGTTAAGACCTTTATTCATACTAGAAATAATTTCTAATACAAGTGCTTCTTCTTGTGGATGAACATCTATCACTGTTGAATCGTGAACAGTGTTTACTAAACAGGATTGTAAACTAGATAAACGTTCTTCCATTTCCATTAGTACTACAGGAACAATACACCCCGTACTAAATCCTTGAACAGGGTAATTCTTTATCATAGTAAAATGTGTTACACCTCCATTCTTTCTTCTTACTACATCAGGAAATGCATACTGTCTTCCAGATGGTGTGGTTATTTTATTAAATCTTATTGCATCGTCAGCTAACTGCTTATGCCACTCAGCTATACCTTGGTATTTCTCGTTGAAGTGTGTATAGTATGCAGCCTCTGCTTGACTTCTTCCATATCCACTCGCACCAAATAGAGGTGCAAACGTATGTGCCTTACCTTCTTGACGGGTAGTGGGCTGACCTGCATCAGATATAACTTTAGCTGTATAGCTGTGTACGTCAAAGCCAGTTTCTATTTCTTCCATAGCCCTCTTGTCTTGAGACAGGAATGCAGCAACTCTAAATTCTAGTTGTGCAAAGTCGGCTTCACAGATTTTCCCGCCTGGCCAACGACTTATGAACACTTTCTTAACTGGAAATGTACCTCCTCGTGGCATGTTCTGCATGTTAGGATTACGTCCAGAGAACCTGCCTGTTGCTGTGATGTGCTGTGTAAGCGATGCGTGTAGGAAGCCATCCTTTTTAGTGAACACATCTATGCCTTCCACAAAGCTAGACAGGTAGCTGCTGATTGCACTGTGACGTTTAAGCTTAGTTAAAAATGTCAAAGCTTTATCCATCTTTTTATTTTTAGCAGTTGCCATCAAAGATTCTAAGTTATCCTTTCCTGTACTAAATCCGTTAGCACTAACCCAAGAAACATTAGGCGCACCAAAGCCTAGACCTGCCATGATGTTAGTTTCTTTCAGGCCATACCCACGAGCAGAACAGTCCTTACACTTATTAGGCTTTGCATACTTTGTACCATCTTTCCTTACTTTATATGCAAACCCCTTACCTTTGCAGACAGGGCAGGTAAAAGCATTGGTACGTTTTATGATAGTACTGTTCTGAGCTACCGTATTTTTAAAAGCTTTCTCCTTATGAAGTCCATATTTGTCTCGCAAACCTGCCTGTCGATCAAACAATTCTGCCCATTCTTTTCTGTCATTAATCCTTCTAGAGAATACAACCTCAGAGAGTTGCAAAGGGCTGTTTAGGTTTATAGGAGTATCTCCCATGTAACTTCTTACATCCCTTTGCAAACAATCTTCCAAGTCAGCCTTTTCCTGTTCAAACTCTTTCCGAACTAAGTCTAAGGCTTCTCTATCCACCCTGATTCCAGAGATGTTGATTCTGGTAAGGGTTCTACAGACTCTGAAGGTGACTTCTCTTGTGGTAAGAAGACCTCTGGAATCTTGCTCGTTATAGTCTCTTTCGAGGGAATGGAACAACTCGCCAGTAGTAAGCAAGTCGCAACGGAGATAATGCTCCAATTCATTAAGCGGTATTTCATTTGTATTGTATCCTTCTTTAAAGTAACGCTTTAAGGTATCATCCTTCTGAACGTTTAGGTTTCTACGCTCTGCACAAGCCGCAAGACTTAGCAGATCTTTCTGACCACGTAATAAGACGTATTCAGCTAACATCGTGTCGTATATAGCACCTTCATACTTGAAGCCGCATTCCCATAACCACATTAAGTCATGCTGCGCGTTGTGCATTATAAGTAACGTTGTATTGTCTAGCACTTGTTGCACAAACTTTGCACCAGAACCTGAAGTGTCTTTCTTTTCAACGTGATCTATATTTATTAAGTGTAGCTCATTTACGTTGTCTACATTCATCATACCCACCTGAACTAAAAAGTTAGTCTCTTCAAATGGATCTAGGTGTAACTTACCTCCTCTAGTTGTTGTTGTATTTTCTACGTCTAAAACTAATCTCATTTAACTCTCCTATGCTGTGTATAAAGACCTTCCACCGTCTAGTTCACAATGCACAACTCCATGCCAACCACCTTTAAGCTTATTCTTTGCAATGTTCAAGTGCCTCTGTGTATCTTGTTCTTCTGCACCTTCTACAAGTGGGTTCTTGGAAATCAAAACCATAAGATCTGCTTCTGCAGCTTTACCTGTCTTAGAGCCTTCCATCATAGATTGATCTACATATACTTTACCTTCTGCTACGGCACTTAGTTGCGACATCCATACAACACAGCAGCTATACTCTTTAGCTATGTTACGTGCATAGATTGCCGCATCTTTAAGATAAATATCTGATTTGTCAGTGTTCTTAGTAGCAAACTTATCTCCCATATCCAGGATTAGTATGTCTGGCTTTTCTTGTTTGACTACAGATTCCACCCACATCAAGTCTTTGTTGGTACTATCTTTAACCCTTATATTCTTTCTTACAGGTTCGTACCTAGACTTAGCAAGAGATACATTAGCTTTAACTTCTTCCATTGTCATGTTAGCTGCTGCACTCAAGTATCGTGCTGCTACTCGCTCATAAGCTTCCTCATTGCACATAACTACACACTTAGCACCTTGTTTAGCCCAGCCTTCTGGCCCAGCCACTAGTGATGCATGGAAAGAAGTTTTACCTGTGTTAGGTCTAGCTCCAACTAAGATCAAATGTCCTCCTGAAACTCCTTCTATCTTTCTGCGTAGACTAGGGATGTTAAACTTCCACTGCGTCTGCAAATCATTAGCTTTTAATATAGTGTCTATACTTATGTCCTCCCACTCAACTCTTATGTTAGGAGTAAAGTCATTCTTAAAATCTTCAACAAGTCTACGCAAAGGCTCCATACTCTTTTGAGTACCATTAACAAAGTCAAACCCTAAGTTGGCTACAAGTTCTCCTACGTGCTGCTGAAATAATGTTCCTAGAACTTCCTCTGCAATGTCTTCCTTTATACCACTCTCTTTATCTAACTTACGAAAGAGATCTGTGTAGGCTGCTTTGTTAGCTGTAGTCATAGTTTGGTTGTGTGTATAAAATAAAGCCTCTACATCCGATACAGTAAGATCACCTGTGAACTCTGCCATCGCTTTGTCCATAGTTTCTTTGATCTTCCTTACATCTTTAGTAAAGATTTTAGCAGGGCAACGTATACCTTTATGTGAGTCGTAAAACTCACGGTTCATCATTGTTTTAAGTAGTGCTAGTTCCATCATCTTTTATTACTCCTTTGTTATTGTTTGCCTTGCTTCTGTCTAATGAGGCTCTTCTCTCTACTTTGCTCATAGGCATAATGTAAGGTACTACTCTTCCAGTATTCCAAAGTTTTGCGTGTGATTCAGCCTCTTCTTTGTTCTCAAATAAAAGAGGTGCATCGTGTATAGTAAATGGGTTCTTGCCTGTGACGTAGCAGTATTCCCCTGTGTCAATCTCAATATGAATCGCGTACATCTGCTTTGATCCCTTCTAAATCTATTTCGATACAGCTAATGGCTACGCCTCTATGTACCTTCATTACTTCTGCTTTCTGTAATTGCTCTATGCAATCAGCTTCTCTGTAATACGTTGACAAATGTATATAGTCTAGGCTGCTACCTGACAAACTTTGCATCCACATTAATACCCATACCATTATAAAACTCCTTCAAGTCTATCTATATCTGTTT